GAGACAGTAAAAAAATTGTTGCCAAAAATAATAAAAGAAAAAATCGAAGCTGATGCAATGGACCTTAATTTATTAAAATATAAACTACCTAAAATTTTATAACACAAAGGTTTAATATGACAAAGGATGGATATGAAGTTTATGTTATGTATTTGGCTCTTCAACGTCATTTCAGTACTAATTATGATTACTTCCTTTATAATGGAAAGATTAAGGCTAGTACAGAGGCATATTCAAAAAGAAATGATTTGTTTAGTTTTGAAAAAATCACAAAGATTGTTAAAAAAGAAGATAGAGAAGACTTCTTTGTAGCCCATTTTTTAGACAATCCTAAGGAATGGATTAAAAATATGTCTAAACAAAAGTTTGAAGAATATAAGGCTACGTATAAAAATTTTCCAATAAGATTTAAACAAGATGTGGAATTTGTAAAAATGAATAATCCATCAAGTTTAATCTGGTCTGATACTAATCAAATTCCTACCATACACAAATATGTTTTGGATTCAACTTTATCAATGGAATCAATAATTATGTTAGACAGATTGTTTCCGTTTATCGATAACCACAATGAATTGATTAAAGTACCATTTGTGTGGCCAAATTATATTAACAAAATTAGAAAATATAGGCCTTTTGTACATAAAAAACTTGAAGATTCCCTTATAAATATTAAGGACGTTGCACGCAGCGTCTTATTATAACGAAACGACGAAACATTGAACAGGAGAATATAATATGTCATTTCAAGATTATTTGAATAACCGTCAGTCAGCCTTTGGTGCTATGTCTGAAAATCTTAAAAAAGAAATTAATACAGAATCACGTTCATCTAACAAAGATGAACGGCTTTGGAAGCCAGTTATGGGTAAGGATAATACAGGTTATGCTGTTATTCGTTTTTTACCAGGTACTGATGTTCAAAAGACACCATGGGTCCGCGTATACTCACATGGATTTCAAGGACCTACTGGTAAGTGGTATATTGAAAACTCGTTGACTACCATTGGTCAGCAAGATCCAGTATCAGAGTATAATTCTAAACTATGGAACTCGGGTATTGAGTCTAATAAAGATCTAGCTCGTAAACAAAAGCGTCGTACTTCATACTATGCTAATGTTATGGTCATCAAAGATCCTGCTAACCCTTCTAACGAAGGTAAGGTAATGATCTATCAATTTGGCCAAAAGATCTTTGATAAACTTACTGCCGCAATGCAGCCAGAGTTTGCAGACGAAGAAGCAATCAATCCTTTTGATATTATTGAAGGAGCTAACTTTCGTATTAAGATTAAAATTGTGTCTGGTTATTGGAATTACGACTCATCAGAGTTTGAGAAAGCTTCACCACTTTCTGAGGATAATGAAAAACTCGAAGCTGTGTTTAATGCCCAGCACAATATTCATGAACTGATCGATCCATCTTCTTTTAAATCATATAATGAGTTACAAGAAAAACTTATGCAAGTTGTTGGTGAAAGTGTTCAACCTCAGTACGAAACAAGTTCTAATAAAACTTCTGTACCTACTGCAGAAACAAGTGATACAAAAGAAGAGTTTGGTGCTGTGTTTGAAAGGCCAACTAGTGCATCATCTAGTTCAACAGATGATGATGATTTAGAAGATTACTTTAAGTCGCTAGCGGCTGATTAATATGCCATTGTAGCGTTAGAAAAAGGAGGCTTAAGCCTCCTTTTTTTATCCATCAAATTCAGCTGTTGGTGGTGTAAAGTTAGCCGTGTATCTTGCTAGTCCTTTTGTGATTCTTAAATCTTGAAGATAACCAAAATAATATTGTTGATCCTGTGAATATCTAGCTCCAATTGTACCTGCTGTATTAGAAAAAGACGAACTATTAGTTGCAGTGGCAACACTAATACCATTTATATACATGGCCATAGCAGTTCCATTTCTTACTATTGCTACATGATACCATGTATTTGTACTTAAAGTGGAAGACTGTAACAAATATCCGCTATTAGGTTCACTATAAAATCCTAATACTCCACTCGTCATATTTACAGTAAAACCATTACCAGTTCTAGTATCATATATATTTTGAGTTCCTGTAATTGATGTAGCATACATCCAAAATTCTATTGTAAAACTACCAGCCCCGGGTGCCAAAGTAGAACTTGCAGACAAAGCTATATAATCACCAGTACCATCAAAGTACATTGCAGAAGATGTTGCAAATTTTCTTTGTGTGTTACTTGCAGTTGTATTACCAACTTTAGTTAATAAACCACCGTTACCAGCATCCCAAATATCATTTTTATTTGTACATGTAAGTAATTCAGTATTCGTAATAGCTGTCAATGGAGCTGTTGGTGGTGTAAATGCAGACGTATAAACCGCAGTTCCTTTTACTAATCTAAAGTCAGAAATATACCCATTAAAGTATATTCCATCATAACCACCACATCGGCCAATCACCCAATTCTCAATACTATCATTAACTGTCTCTGAACCACCAATAGTGACAGTTGCACTAGCAACACCGTTTATCCACAAAGTTAATGCAGTTCCATACCTTGTTACAGCAACATGGTTCCACATGTCTTGATTAACTGAATTTGTACCATTAAGAGCTTTAGTTCCAGTATTAGTAATAACTTGAGCTTTTACATTAGGACTTTCTAAAAATATTCCAACTGACATTGTAGAAGTGGTGCCAGCAGAGTTAGCATCAGCCGCAAGCCAATTATTAGGAAAAGCGGCGGTTGTGTAGAACCACATTTCAATAGTAAAGTCACCACTACCATATGTTTTATAAGCACCATCTGGTACAGTTAAATAATCACCAGTACCATCAAAGTATACAGAACCGCCATGATCAGCTTTTGTATAAGGTATATAATCATATGGGATAAATCTTTTTGTTGATGTATTACCAAATGATGTAATTGTATGATTATTAGATGATTTGTCTATTAGCATAGGTGATGAACCCATTAATAAAACTGTATCACTATCGTTTACATGCGGTTCTGTCGGTGGTGTAAATGCCGTTGTATATCTTGATCCGACAGAAATTCTAAAATCATGAAAATATCCAGGAAATTCTGTATTAGCGCCACGAGGACTATATTGTATTGCACCTATAGTATTTTGTGATCTACCAAAATACGGATAACTTGCTGTAGATGGTACCGTAGCTGTATGTATAGATGTTCCATTTTCATAAATGGTTAAAGATGTACCACTAATAACTAGTGCAAGGTGTACCCATTGATTAATTTTTTCAGTGCCTACACTTTGGAATTGATAACTACCATTTAAATAAAGGGTATAACCATCTGCCAAATATTGAAAAAGAATACCGTTAGAACTAGATTGTCTATTATCGATAATAACTGAAGCACCTGCTCCGGTTGATGCTGTTTTATAAAACCACGTTTCTAAAGTGAAACCAGTAGAATTCCACCAAGACCCATTTGTTGTTATATAGCCAGCATCAATTCCTAAATAATCATCTACTCCATCAAGGTATATACTATAACCACCAGGATGATATGGAGACAGTGCCGCGGATGTTACATTACCATTTTCCGTAATCGTAAATCCATTAGTCGATGCATCAACTTGATTATCCGTGCCAGCTGTATCAGCCTTTACTAGCAACGTAGTGTATTTAGAATTTTGCGTTATCTCTGCCGCAAACGTTAAAGTAAATGTACTTAATGTAGATACTAAATTAACACCGTCTGTTGCTTTAAATGTTATTGTGCCGGTTCCAGCATATGCTGTTCCATTTTCACTGTCAATAGGTATAACAATCCATCTACTATCACTATCCTGAGTTATTGTTGCAATTTGGTTAAAATCACTATCTGTGGTAGCAGTGTATGAAGGTATAGTACCATCAGAGTCGCCAGCTAAAATTTCGATAATAGTAGCGCCGCCTGTAGTACTTAATGCATAGGAGCCATCTGCTTCTGTGATCCAATATGGAGTTGAGTTAATTAAAGCAATGTTGTACCAACCGCCGTTAGAGTAGATATAAAGTCTATTAGTGGATGTAACTAAAGCTTGATCACCGTTATCTGCTGAAACAGGTAAAGTATCAGCTGAACTGTATATATCTGTTCCAGATGCTGCTGTAATACTTTTAGCAGCAGATGTACCAATTGCATCTGAATCTATTTGTGTGGTTTTTATAGAACCGTTACCGTCTATTAATGTTGATAAAAGTCTACTTTTTGTAATTGCCATGTTGTATTTATTTCCTTATAATTAATTAACCTGCTTCATAGATGTATACTGCACCAGTGTCGGCATGCGGATCACCGGCGCCACCATCTTCTGCATGTGCACCAACAAAAACCCAAGTACCATCACCACTTATTGATACTGACCAACTAAATTCATCACCTGCTTGTATATCAGATGAAGTTAATCTTTGAACTTGTGTCCAAGTAGAGCCTGATCTTTCAAAAAGATATGCAGCACCAGCATTACCTAATGGATCACCAGCGCCACCGTCTTCAAACTGTGCACCAACAATAGCGTAGGATGCATCAGAACTCATTGATAGTGAGTCACCAAAATAATCAGTTGCTTGTGGATCTGATGCAACTAATTTTGCTTGTTGTGTCCAAGTTGAACCTGACCTTGTAAAGATATAAACAGAGCCGGTATTATTTTCAGTCATTGAACCAATCATAGCATAAGTTGCATTAGGGTTGATTGATACTTTATTACCAAAATAAGCTTGTACTGTTAAAGATGGTGCAACTAATTTCGCTTGTTGTGTCCAAGTAGATCCTGATCTTGTAAAGATATATGCTGCGCCAGCATCAGATGTTGGATCACCAGGGCCACCGTCTTCCTTATATGAACCAACAATAGCATAAGTAGCATCAGAATTTATTGATACTGAAATACCAAATTCATCGCCTACTTGTATATCAGAGGATTGTATCTTTTGTTGTTCCGTCCAAGTGGAACCAGATCTTGTAAAGATATAAGCTGCGCCGCTGTTGGTGCCGCCAGTATCATTATAAAAGTCCCCGATGATAGCATAAGTTCCGTCAGAATTTATTGATACTGAAATACCAAATTGATGGTTATTAGTATCCAAATCAGATGCTACTAACTTAGCTTGTTGAGTCCAAGTGGAACCAGATCTTGTGAAAATGTAGGCAGCGCCTCCGTAATACTTTGCACCGATGATAGCATAAGTTCCATCAGAGTTTATTGATACCTCGTCACCGAAAAATTGAAACGTTTGTTTATCTGCTGCTTGTATTTTTTGTTGAAGAGTCCAAGTTGAACCAGATCTAACATAGATATA